CTCTCTACAACCGCATCCGCCCCGGCCAGCCGATCATCGTCATTCAGCATCGCATGCACGAAGACGATCTTGCGGGCCGGCTGATCGAGCGCCAGAAGACCGGAGGCGACAAGTGGGAAATAATTGAGCTCCCCGCGCATCTGGACGACCCACCATGGGTCGAGCGTTACGACCGCGCCGCACTGGCGCGCATCAAGGCAAACAGTGATCCACGGCAGTGGTCCGCACTCTACATGCAGAACCCAACACCTGAAGAAGGCACTTACTTCCGCCGCGAGTGGTTCGAACCGAATTGGTACGACCCGAAGAACGTGCCGGACGATATCTCGAAGTGGATGACTTCGGATTTCGGTGTGACGACGAAGTCTGGCGATCGCACGTCACTGGGCGTGCACGGTTGGGATCAGGACGGTGATCTGTATTTGGCGCTCGATTACTGGGGCGGCAAGACATCGCCTGATGTATGGATCGATGAGACATGCAATCTGATGTCGTCGCATCACCCGGAGACATTCTTCGGAGAGGCGGGGGTCATTCGCAGGTCAGTGGAGCCGTTTTTGATGAAGCGAATGGAAGAGCGTAACTGCAATATCCGCGTGGAGTGGGTGCCGTCCATCGTGGACAAGCCCGCCCGCGCTCGCGCCCTTCAGGGTCGAGCCAGCATGGGCAAGGTGCATCTGCCGGACAACGAGACCGGCCACCGCATTCTGCATCAGATGCTCGCCTTTCCTGGCGGCAAGGAAGACGATGATGTGGATATGTGCGGGATGATGGGACGCGTGATCGATGAGGCGCACGTGGCCGTAGTCCATCGTATTCGCGGCGACTCGAACATGATTTCGGACTTCGCCTGACATGGCGCGCCCCACGAACGCCGAGGTCTCCACCAAACTGCTGGCGGAAGTGAAGGAGTGCTATCGCCAGTCTACCGAGGCCGATGGCGCCAATCGTGAGATGGCGCTGGATGACATCCGCTTCGTCGATGAGGAAGGTGCTCAGTGGGATGAGCAGACCCGTAAGAATCGTGGCTCTCGTCCCTGCTATAGCTTCGACCGCACTTCGATTGCGCTTGATCAAGTCAAGGGCGACCAGCGGCAGAACGCGCCGCAGATCAAGATTCTGCCGACCGACAGCAAGTCGGATCGCAAGCTGGCGACGATCTACGAAGGGCTGATACGCGCGATCGAGCGCAATTCCTCGGCACGTACGGCGTACAACACCGGCTTTGACTTCGCGCTCAAGGGTGGCTTCGGTGCCTGGCGCGTGTATCCGAAGTACGTCGATGACAGCTTCGATCAGGAGCTGTGTGTCGGTCGTATCGAGAATCCGTTCACCGTGCATTTCGATCCGAGCGCAAAGGACTTTTTGAAGCGCGATGCCGAGTGGGCGCTTATTTCCGAGCGCACGAATCGTGATGCGTTCGAGGCTGAGCATCCGGACCTGGAGCCGGCCGACCTCAATCTGAACAGCCACGATCACGACTGGCTGAACGATAAAGAGATACGGGTCGCCGAATACTTCAAGCGCATGCGACGCAAGAAGACGCTCGCGTTGCTCGATGACGGCCGCGTGATCGACTACGACGCGATCCGCGTGATAGAGAAGGAACTGGCCGATCCTCCTCCTGGTTCTGGCATTGCCCCAATTCGGGTACTGAAGAAGCGCGAGTCGGATTCGACGTACATCCGCTGGTGGAAACTCTGTGGCACCGGGATCGTCGAAGGCCCGATCGATTACGAGTGGAAGTACATTCCCATCGTGCCGTGCTACGGGAGGGTGTCGAACATCGAGGGCAAGCGCAAATACCGCGGACTCGTGCGAAAGGCCAAGGACCCGCAGAAAGCCTATAACGGCGCACGAACCGCCGAGATTGAAGCGGTGGCCATGGTGCCGCGCTCGCCGTACATGGTGACGCCAGTCTCCATCAAGGGCTACGAGGCCCAGTGGCGTGAGGCAAATGCGAAGAACCCGCTGTTTCTGTACTACAACGCGGACCCGAAGCATCCCACGGGCGGCAAGCCCACGCGCGAGCCGATGCCGGAGATCCCGAATGCGCTCATCGCACTCTCGGCTCAGGCTGCGGATGACATCAAGGCCGCAACTGGCAAGTTCGGGCCGTCACTGGGTGAGCCACAGGCCAATGAGTTACCCGGTGCCATCCGCCAGCGCAACACCGAAGGCGATGTCAGCTCGTTCGAGTTCATCGACAACTACGCGGAGTCGCTGAAGTACACCGGGGAAATTCTGGTGAACATGATTCCAAGCGTGTACGACGGCCAGCGCACGGTGCGCATTCTGGGGATGGACGGCAAGGAAGACTTCGAGGAGATCAACAAGCGCCTCCCCGATGGCACGCTGCTGCACGATGTATCGCAGGGCCGGTATGATGTGGCAGTGGATATCGGGCCGGCCTACACCACTCAGAGACAGCAGGCCGCCGACTACCTCATGCGCTTCTCGACGGGCAATGAAATGGTCCAGAGAGTGGCTAGCGACCTCATCGCGAAGAACCTGGACTTCGATGGCGCCGACGAATTGGAGCGCCGGTTGCGCATCCCGCTCATTCAGGGCGGGCTCATCCCACCGGACAAGCTGTCCGAGGAAGAGAAGGCCATGCTCCCGCAGGGACCGCCGCCGCCTGATCCGACCGAACAGGCGCTATTGGGCAAGCTCACGGCCGACACGGAGCGCTCACAGGCTCAGGCGCAGAAGGCGCAGGTCGAGACCGCTGCGGCCATGGCGGACATGCAGATGCGTCCTGCGCAGATGCAGAAGCTGATTGCGGCCATCATCGGCCAGCAACTGCAGAACATGGTTCTGGCTGGTGAGGTGGGGATTGACCCGCGTACCGGCCGGCCGGCCCTGATGAAGTACCTGCAGGCGCAGGAAGGCGGGGTGAACGAACTGGCCATGCCGAGGCGTAGAATGCCGGTCACGATGGAGATGGAGCAGTGAACGAAGCGGAGTGCGAGCGCTTGGGCAAGATTCTTTACGAGCGCATGGAGCATCTGGACCCATCCGGATCAGGCCCGGAGATGACGCCGTGGGAATCGATGAGTGACCATGACCGCGAGTTCTACCGTGCCGCTGCGGAAGCAGTAGCGGTTGCCGTGAGCGCGAGTAAACAAAACGTGGAGCCCGCATGAAGTCAAAACCAGCCGCCAAGCCCGCAGCCCCCACCGTCCGCCCCGGCACCCGCGAATACAGGGACGCTCAACGCGCGGAGTTCAACAAGCGCTTCGAGTCGGCGAAGAAGGGGCGCAAGTGAGTATAAGGCCCCTCCGCAACCACATCGCCGTCCGCGCCACCGCGCATCTTCCGACCGACATCATCGCGCTCGCCGGCCCGCAGGACGAATACATGCGCGGCGAGGTAGTCGCAGCAGGGCCGGGAAAGCGCCTGCCGAAAGGCCGCATACGCCCCATGCCAGTGAAGGAAGGCGACACGGTGCTGTTCCGCAAACGCTCGGCGCTCGCGTACTACGACCCGAAGTTCTCACGGGACGTGCTGCTCATCACGGACGATGATGTGCTGGGACTGGCGTCATGACGACGCGGGTCTGGTACGACATCCACAGCGATGCGTCGTGGATGGTTCAGTACACCGAGAGTGATGGTCGCAGAACCGTGGTGCTGCCGGGCGGGGCATATAAGACCCTTGAGCGCAACGAACTGATGCCAACTGAGGCTCGTGTGCAGCTCTACAAACCGCAGGAATTACTTGACGCTCTGCTTGCTGCCGGTGTTCGCCCGAGCAGCAGCGAATGGTCTGTGGGGCACGTAGAGGCATTGGAACATCACGTTGCCTTTGCCGAAAAGGTCGCCACAGCACTGCTGGAGCGCAAGGCGTGACCAGCCTCGCTCGCCGGGTGCGAAAGCAGAAAGAGGGATGGTCCCATAGCGCATGGCTGCTCAATGCGATGGTTGAGCGCATTGGAGCAGGGAATCAGGCAATGAAGCCTCAGCGCGAGAAGCCTTTGCCGTCCTGCCTCATGGCCCGCCCCACGGTATTCGACGTGCTGCGCGAGCGTATCGAGCAGGACGCGCGGATACGGCCCGAGATACGCGCGGCCGTGTTCCTGAAGTCGAGCCAGCTCATTCGTGAGAGAGGGATTACGCAGATATGACGACCATCGCATATGACGGGAAGTCTCTGTGTGCCGACAAGCAACTCACCTCCAGCGGCGTGCGCTACGCGACGACGAAGGCGCACCGACTCAAGGACGGTTCGCTATTCGCGAGTTGTGGGGCGTTGGAGAACAACGCGCACGTCCTGCGCTACTTGAACGGCGAATGTGACAAGCCAACTCTCGAAAAGGATGACGATTTTGACGGCATCCTCGTGAGGCCAGACGGCTCGGCGTGGCTACTCAATCGAAAGCTTCACGAAGTCCGCATCGAGAGCCCGTACTTCTCCACCGGCTCAGGCCGTGACTTCGCGCTACTCGCCATGCGCATGGGCAAGTCGGCACGCGAGGCCGTCGAACTCGCCGCTGAACTGGATATCTGGACTGGCATGGGCATCACTGAGCTGACGCTCGAATCCGAGCCGGCGTTGCGTCTCGTCGATACGTCTATCGCCTGACGCCCGCATAACCCCGGCTGATTTTCAGGCCTTGACGGCGAAAGCTCTCGGGGCCTTTCGCATTCCAATGGATGCCGATGGGTTGCCGCAGCTTCGACGCGAGTCCCGCAAGGGACCCTAAGAGGCCCGCCCATCGGCTTCCTCCCTGGTCTTTTCGTATTCGCCCGCACTGGCGTTCAGTGCATCACTTGAGTAGAGTATGTCCAACGAAATCGCTTCAGTCCCAGCGCAAGCGGACTCGGCCTCACCAGCCGCAGAAGTCTCCCCGACTCCTGAAACGGTGACTTCGGGCGCCCCACCGACTGAGGGCACATCCGCCGAGACTCCTGCCGGCGAAAGGCCACGTGCCCAGGAGCGCATCGAGGAACTGGCAGCGCAGAACAAGGCCCTACGCGAGTACGGCGAGTTCTTCCGTCAGCGCTTCGAGGAATCACAGCGACAGCCAACCGCCGCCGCGCCCGTTCAGGAGCAACCTGATCCGGAGCCCGACGCAGACAGCTTTGACGATCCGAAGGCGTACACGAAGGCTTACTCCGCGTGGACGCACAAACGGAGCGCCAAAGAAGTCGCCTCGGCCATCGAGCAGGCGCGGAGTGAGGGCAAGGCTGCCGGTGAGAAGGCTTTCGCCAAGGCGCGAGAAGAAGAGCGCCTGCGTGGAATGAACGATCAGTTTGCGGTTCGCAGTCAGCAGTTCGCGGATAAAAACCCGGACTACCTGACGGTGATCAGCAACCCGGCGCTCACGTTCATGAATGGCGAATTCTTGGAAGTAATCAAGTCTTCCGAGAAAGGCCCGGAGCTTGCGTTTCACATCGGGAAAGACCCGAAGCTTGTGGCGCGACTGGCGGGTAAGTCGGTTCCTCAGCGATTGACAGAACTCGGCCGCATCGAAGCCGATCTCTCGCGTCCAGCTCCTCCCCCGAAAGTCACCGCTGCGCCGGCCCCGCCGACGCCAATCGGCGGTGGAGCGGGCGGACAGGTAGATCCGTCGAAACTCTCCACTGACGAATGGATCGCATGGCGAACCAAGGACATCCAGTCCAAACGCCAAGCTCGTTAGGGGATGCGCAGTTCGATTAGGAGCTGCACGTGGCCAATACCACACTTACTGTTGATGAAGTCACCCGCGAGTCCCAGCGGGTTCTGCATGGGAAACTGCGCTTTGTAGGCTCGATCAATCGAGGCTACGACAACCAGTACGCTCAGGAAGGCGCGAAGATTGGTGAAACGCTGCGTATTCGTCTGCCGAATCAGTATGTGATTCGCGAAGGGCGAGCGATCAGCGTTCAGGACAACGTCGAGCGCTACGTCAATTTCACGATCAGCAATCAGGCTGGCGTGGACATCAATTTCACCTCCAGTGAATTGACGATGTCGCTCGACGACTTCTCCGGCCGCATCATCACGCCAGCCATGGCAACCGTTGCGGCGTACGTCGAATCGACGACCTGGAGAGCGCGTTACAAGGATATCTACAACCTCGTTGATCAGGATGCGACGGCGCCCACGCTGCGCACCGTCCTGCTTGGCAAGCAGAAGCTGGATGACAACCTCGCGCCGGAAGACGAACAGCGGACCTGCCTGCTGTCTACAGGCCATCAGGTCGGCCTGATCGACAACATCAAGGGACTGTTCAACCCAACAGATACGCTGGCGAAGCAGTACCGGGAAGGGCGCATGGGCACGTCAGCCCTGTTCGACTTCTTCCAGTCCACGCACGTGCTGGATCACACAACCGGCACCGCAGTGAAAGGCGACACGCTCTATAACGTGAATGGTGCGAATCAGACCGGCGCATCGCTCACGGTGAACACGGGGACGACTACGTTCCTCAAGGGCGACGTGATCACGATTGCCGGCTGTAACCGCGTGCATCCGGAGACGAAGGTCGATACGGGCCAACTCCAGCAGTTCGTCGTCACGGCCGACTCTGGCGCGAGTGCGACCACGCTTGCGATTTCGCCGTCCATCTCGATTACTGGAGGTACGCAGAACGTCACTGGCGCTCCGACAAACGGCGGAGCAATCTCGAAGCTCGGAGCGGGCAACGGAGAGTTGCTCAACTCGTCGATGGGGTATCACAAGGATGCTTTCGCCTTCGGTACCGCCGATCTCATCATGCCCGAGGGCGTGCACTTCGCGGCTCGTGAGGTATACGACGGCATCAGTCTTCGCATCGTGCGTGCGTACGACATCAACAACGATCAGTTCCCGTGTCGTTCCGACATCCTCTTCGGTAGCACGACCCTTCGGGCACAGCTTGCTTCGCGCCTGCACGCAGACGGCTAAGGAGATATCACCATGACGATTCAGAAAGTTGATGACGGCAATTCGGATGGCGTCCAGTTCAACAACACGAAAGTTGGTTTTTTCGGCGCGACGCCTGTGGCACGGCCCAGCGTTACCTGGCCGAACACTGCAACCGCGACAACCGCGCTCAATGAGGCCAAGGCGAACCGCATCATGGCGGCCCTCGTCTCGCTGGGTCTCATTGTCACCACGTGAGGATGCCGATATGCCAACTGAGGAAACCTTCGGCGTAGCAACCTCTCACGTGAAAGCCGACGTGCTCCAGCATAGAAGCGGCGGAACTGCTGGCTTTTTCGGCACGACTCCGATCACGCGGCCGAGTGTGACATGGCCCAACACGGGGACAGCCACCACGACCCTGAACGAGGCGAAGGTCAACAGGATCATGGCTGCCCTGGTAAGCCTCGGGCTTATCGTAACCACCTAGAAAGGATGGGGCGCGGGGAAACTCGCGCCCTTTAAATTTGAGCAATCATTTCTACGATGAAGGCGAGCCGGCACGTGGGCAGAAGGTTCTGCTTGCCACGCCAGCTTATGGCACTACTTCAGCGGCCTATACGTTTTCCATCGCACGAAGTCGCGAAGCGCTGCATGCCGCCGGCATTCAGAGCGCTTACTTGATCTTGCAGGGGAACTGCCACGTAGACGACGGGCGAAACTCAATCGTTCGAGATTTCCTTGAGTCCGACTGCACGGATCTTGTTTTTCTCGACGCAGACGTGGATTGGGAGCCGACAACTCTCGTGCATCTCTGCCAGCGCGATCTCGATATCGTTGGTGGCGTGTATCCGTTTCGCCGCGAGGGCGGGGAGAACATGCCGGTACGGCTCATGGCGGGAGCGACGGAACGCGATGGACTACTCGAAGTCGAGGGCCTGCCCACCGGCTTCGTGAAGATCAAGCGGCACGTGCTTGAGAAGATGGCGGCTATCCGTCCATGGTACTTCGACAAGATCTACCCGACGCATCTGGTATTCGATCGTCCGGACCCAGATGCAGAGCACACGAGATGGGGCGGTGACATCGATTTCTGCAATCGCTGGCGCGCGATGGGCGGCAAGCTCTACGCGGACTGTGATATGCGCCTCGGGCATACAGCGACGGTCGTGTTGCGCGACAGTCTGGGAGCGAGCCTTCGCAGGCTATCAGGTACCACGCTAGCGCACGTGATTCCGAAGATTCGGGCGTGCGTCGAAACGGAAACAGACTACAGCGAGTTATTCCGCTATGTGGGGACCAATTATGCGGTGGATGCGGGCGTACTCGCGCTTCTGACCGGCGTTGCGCGCAAGTGCCGCGGTCCAATCATCGAGACCGGTTCGGGCCTTTCCAGTGTAGTGATGGCGGCGGCGACATCCGAAACGGTGTACTCGCTTGAGCACATCGATCATTACGCCGCGCAAACACACGCATGGGCAGAAGAAGCGAGCATTGCTGGCAATCTCGGCATTTGCTGCGCCCCTCTCAATGACTTCTGGTACGACCTTGATAAGTTTGCGCTGCCAAATAAGTTTGCGCTCGGATTCTGCGACGGACCGCCGAGAATGTACGGCACCCGCCTGAAGTTTTTCGACTTGCTCGCGTCACGCTGCTCTGTGATCGTCGCGGACGACATCAAGTCCGATAACAACTACGCACGTGCGGTGCATGAATGGGCGCACGCCAATGGGCGCACGGTGACGATTCTTGGTCGTGCCGCATTGATCGCGCCAGAATCGCTCTGGCAGAAGGCCGCCTGACATGGCTACGCCCACTGCACAAACCGCGTCCCAGATCATCACGGATGCGCTCGTATCGCTCAACGTCATCCGCGAGGGCCAGACGCCAAGCGCGGAACAGCAGGCGCAGGCGATCCGTCGCATGAATCAGATGATGGCGCTGTGGGAAGCGGACGGACGCGCGCTCGGCTACATCCCCATCGGCACCGTGACGGATGTGCTGACCGTGCCGGATGGGGCGCTGATGGGCATCTGGACGAGTCTTGCGATCCTCATGGCGCCACTTTACGGAGCGACGGTTTCCGCAGAGCTTGCCGAGATGAACCGGCAGGGGATGGCGGTGGTGGACAAGATCACCGCCAAAGAAGTGCTGATGGAGCTTGACGTGCCGACGCCGTCAGGTCGCGAAGTGTTCAACATCGAGTCGGGTTGATGGCTGGGCTGCCGCTTCCTTTTCACTCGTATCGATTGCGGTCCACGCACGCGAGTTCCGCACGCATCGTCAACTGTTTCCCTGAGAAACTTCCAGAAGGCGCGAAAACGCCCTATGCGCTGGTACGCGCGCCCGGGATTGCTGCGTGGACCACGGTCGGCACTGGGCCGATCACGGCCATGCATGCCGCGCTGGGCTATCTATGGGTGGTATCGGGCTCAAAACTCTATCGGGTTGATAGCAACAAGACTGCCACGGAAATCGGGAGCATTGGAGCTCCGGGTCGAATCGATATCGACAACAACATCACGACAATCGTCGTGGTGAATTCCCCGAGCGCCTACTACTACGATACGAGCACCAGCACGTTCGGGCAGATTACGGATGTGGATTTCACGTCGCGCGGTGCCACTGATGTGGAGTTTGTCGACAACTTTCTGCTATTCGTCGAGCCTGATTCCGGCCGTTTCTTCGGCGCGGATGTCGGAACGGCAACGAGCTTCAACGCGCTCAACTTCGCCACAGCGGAAGGCTCGCCGGATAATCTCGTGGGCATCAAGGTCGATCACCGTCAGATAATTCTGCTGGGCAAGACGAGCACGGAAATATGGGAGTTGACCGGCGGCGCCGGGTTTCCCTTCGCGCGAGCAGCCAATGGCTACATTGAGCAGGGCTGCTTCAACGGCCGAACCGCCGCGAAACTCGACAACACGGTGTTCTGGCTTGCGCAGGATTATACCGTCCGAGCCTTGCGCGGGACTACGCCCGAGCGCGTGAGTCAGGCCGGTATCGAGCAGGCGTTGGGTAGCGTCACCATCGCATCCGGGGTGGGCTGGTCCTATGCGCAGGAAGGGCACATCTTCTACGTGCTCACTTTCCCGGAAGGCACGTTCATTTACGATGCCACGGCGAAAGAATGGCATGAACGCGAAACCTACGGCTATCCCTACTGGCTTGCGTGGAGTCATGCCCAGTTCGCCGGATTGGAACTCGTAGGTGATGTATCCAGCAACCGCATCGGCTATCTCTCTCCGCTCGTGTACGACGACTGGGGCACGACTCAGCGCATGGAGTGGACCTATCAGGCTGTGTATGCGCAGGGTCTCAGGGCCTTTCACGAGCGGCTGGAAGTTGTCATGGAGACCGGCGTCGGCCTCATCTCAGGGCAGGGCTCCGACCCTGAAATCATGATGGAAGTCTCAGACGATGGCGGCAAGACGTTCGAGTCATTGTCGAACCGCAAGCTCGGGAAGATGGGCGAGTATCAGCACCAAGTGTACTGGCAGCAGCTGGGCAGTTCCTACCAGCGCGTGTATCGCGGGGCGATCAGCGATCCGGTGCGCGCCGTACTGACCGATACGCAACTTGAGGCGCGCGGCGCGAAGCCCTTCAACCGCATGAGGGCGGCGTGAGCATTCGCCGAACTTTCCCAGCCGTTCCGGTGGATCAGCGCGAGTGGATGCGGTTTTTATCCGGCCTGTTCTTCGCCCGCGAGTTCACGACGATTCTCGGAGGCTGCACAACATCGCCCAGCGGGACGGTTCGTTACACCGTCAGTGCTGGCATCGTGTGTATGAGCATTCCGGATCTGTCAGGCACGTCAGATTCGACGCTTGCATTTCTGGACAATCTCCCGCCCGAAATCACGCCCGCACACGACCAATCGTGCATGGCGAGAATCATCAACAACGGTGTGACCGCAGTGGGCCTCGTGAATGTGGGCATAGATACCGGCATCACGCTCTACAAGGATCTGGATGCGGGAGCGTTCACGAACGTCGGCACGAAGGGCGTGAAGTTTACCAACATCGTTTACCCGCTCGATTGAAGAATGATCACCATCATCGACAACTTCACGCCATACATCGCTGAGGCGCGCGCAAGTGCGCTGGCCAGCGGTTTCGGCACATGGAAGCCGAATACAGGCGAGGTCGGCTCGTCTGTCTACGAAGGCATGAACTTCTGGGGCAAGCACTCGCTGTTGCTTCACGCGCTCGCGCATCGGGTGGGTTGCCCGGTGTATCCGAACAGCATGTTCTTTCGGGTGACCAATGAGACCACGGAAGGCGCCTATGTACACAGCGACCGGGAAGCCGGCGACTTCACGTGTGTTGTGTATCTGTCGGAGCACGGCGAGCGCACGGGAACGGGATTTTACCGACACCGCGAGACCGGCATGACTCACATGCCTTCGTTTGCGGAACTCGCGCAAGACCAAGCCTCATTTGGCCGGCTCAAGAAGCAGATGGTCGAAGGATCTGACGAGCACTGGGAATTGCTCGACTTCGTGCATGGATGCTTCAACCGAGCGGTGATCTTCGACGCGCCTCGCTTTCACGCGCGCTCGCCCCGGCATGGGATCGCTGAGACAGCAGAAGCTGGGCGAATGGTATGGGTCTGTCATTTCGTGACGCAGTTGGCGGTACCTAATCATGGCAGTCAGTAACTGGCAGGCTCTGCGCAATACATGGGCCGACATGCACAAGCGTTGCCGCCCAGATTACGAAGGCGCACATCGCTACCACGCGCGTGGCATAGCGATTTGTCCCGAATGGAGTGGCTGGAGATCGTTCAGAGAGTGGGCGCTTGCAAACGGATGGCGACGCGGACTAGAGATCGATCGTCGCGACAATGACCGGGGCTATTCGCCGGGTAATTGCCGTTTCGTCACGGATCTTAAGCAAAGTCGAAATCGCGACATGGCGGTCGTTGCAGCCTCAATCCGTGCCGCACACGTCGCGCGCTGCGGGAGGCCGTTCAGGTGTATCGAGACCGGACAAGTATTTCAGACGCAGATCGACGCGCATCGAAAATTCGGCGTTGATCGAAAATCCCTGCGGTTCGCGCTCTCTGGAAAGTTCAAACAAGCCGGTGGATATCGCTGGCAGTACGTGGAGGCTTCGCTGTGAAAACCGCGATGAACATCGATCGCTGAGATATGGGGCGCGGTTATTGTTGGTGGCGCCGCTATTGCTGGCGGAGTCCTTTCCTCACAAGGCGCGAAGAAAGCCGCCAACACCGCAGCGGGCGCATCTGATGCAGCCATTGCCGAGCAGCGACGCCAGTTCGATACGGTGCTCGGACTCACCGCCAATCAGCGCGGTATCGGCAATCAGGCGCTGAATGCCCTCGGGAGCGTCTACGGCTATCAGCCAACCCCGATGGGATTGCCCGGCCCAACTGGCACGCCGTATCAGGCGCAGCCAATTCAGGATGGGGGCTTCTTCAACACCGGGGCCGGTGCGGCGCTCAATCCCTGGACCGTCACATCGAAACTCGGTGGGGCTGGGAAGATTCTCGATCCTGCCGGCGGACTGCTCGGCAACCTCTTCGGTGGGGGGCACGGAGATGAGAAGCGCAACCTCAAGGCGTTCACGCAAGAGAATCAGATCTATGATCTTGGTAACGGCATGCTCGCGCTTGCTGATGGAACGACGTTTCGAGAATCCCAGCTGCAGGATGTCGCGGGCGCATGGTACGGCGCGACCTATGCTCCGGATGGAGACCAAAGCGGCTGGCAGTCCAAGTACGGCGCGCTGATCCAGAAGCCTCAGGCGAATGTCGGGCAGGCAGGCGGCGGCCTGACGTCCGATGGCGTGCCGCAAGGCATGTCCGTTGGCCCCGGAGGCGCTCCGCAGGGCGCGCCCAACTACAGCAACTTCTTTGCCTCCCCGGACTACCAGTTTCGCTTAGGCGAAGGGCTCAATGCCGTGCAGAACAGCGCGGCCGCTCGTGGTGGGCTGTATTCCGGTAACGCCCTACGCGGCATCACCGAATACGGACAGGGGCTCGCGGCTGGTGAATTCGGCAACTGGTTCAACCGCAATGCCGCTTTGGCTGGAATCGGCCAGGCCGCAACTCAGCAGGCCGGACAAGGCGCGATGGCGACCGGCGCGAACGTGGGCAACCTGCTCATCGGTCAGGGTGATGCACGTGCATCGGGAATCGTCGGTCAGACGAATGCGCTAACGGGCACGCTCAACCAACTCGCCATGCTCTACGGCTCGGGCGGGTTCGGCGGGTTCAGACCGAACGGCCTGATGAGTACCGGTTACGGCGTTCCTTACGGCGGGAGGCTCGCGTAATGGCGAACGAAATCGCTCCTTCAAATCCGGTCGGCGCGTTCCTGCAGGGACGCCAACTTGCTCAGGGCCAGCGGGACGCCGAGCAGCAAAACCAGTTGCGGCAGATGCAGATTCAGCAGCAACAGGAAGCGCAGTCACGCGATGCGCAGTTTCGCCAAGCGCTGCCCGCTTATCTGGAAGGCGGAACGAATGGCCTCGCCGCGCTCTATGCAGCAGACCCCGAACGCGCGATGCAGGCCCAGCAGTTTCAGACGCAGCAGAATCAACTCGCGCAGGCCCAGCAAGCCACAAAGGCAAAGCAGGCCCACGCACAGGCGCAAGGCGTGCTGAATTCCGAAGCGCCCGCAACCTACCTGCGCATGCTCATTCCAGACGCCGCGAAACAGTGGTCTTCGCACACAGGAAAGAGCGCCGAGGAAATGACGGACGAAGAAGCGCTGACGCTCGCAAAGCAAGTGTCGGCCGTGGCCGGAGCGCAGGCGGGAATTCTTCCGCAACAAGGCGAGAGTTTCACGCTCGGCGAAGGCCAGACGCGATTCACTGCGGGCGGCAAGCCCGTTGCATCGGTGGCGAAAGTCCCTTCCGCAGAGGA